ACTATTTAAGCCTTGTAAACGTACATATAAAGCCTATGCTGATACATTGGGCAATGGTTGAGTACTTACCCTTTGCTGCATATACAATCGCTAACAAAGGCGTATTTAAACACTCTAGTGAAAACGCTGAAAACGTATCAAAAGAAGAAGTAGATTTTTTGATTGAAAAAGAAAGGGATTTAGCACAATATTATACAGATAGGTTTATTTCTTATATGACTTTTAACAATAGTTTATTCCCAGAGTACAGCTCAAATAATAATGACGATATAAACCCTAGTTATGACTCAAACTTTTCTGGATGGGTATTATAAAAAAAAGATATAAGCCAAAGCTTGAAAATGTATATAAGCTAAAAGGATATTTAAAAAGAATAAATAACAAAATTGCTAAAAAAGTATTGTATTAATATGAGTAATAGTATTAATTGGGGAGAATCTTATTGTTGTTCTTGGTGGGGAGACATCTCTAATCAGTTTACAATAGATATTGACTCAAAACCTGAAAACTTATGAATTGGGGTTCTATTTATCCAGTAAGCTGGTGGGGAAATGTAAATGAAGCAAATAGCTGGGGTATAGTTTACCCTTTTGATGCAGATGGTTCTTTACTTACAGTTGATACAACATTAATACTAGCAGATACCACACAATATAAAGCAGATGCAACAGAATATTAAAATAAAATAAAATGGCTAAACAAACAGTAAATATTGGAACTACAGCAAACGATGGTACAGGGGATGAGTTGCGTAATGCCTTTGACAAACTCAATGATAATTTTGATGAAGTCTACGGAAATAACTTTGTCACGGAATTAATGCTCAATGATAACATTGTAGGAGCAGCTGAATTGAAAGTAACAGGTAATGGAACTGATGGTCAGATTTTAAAAACTGATGGAGATGGAACTTTTTCTTGGATTGATAATGACGAAGGAGACATTACAGCGGTTACTGCTGGGGATGGTTTAACTGGCGGAGGTACTGCTGGAGACGTTACTTTAACTGTTGTAGGTGGGACTGGAATAACTACAAATGCTAACGATATTGCAATAACTTCAGGAGGTGTTGGTGCAACTCAATTAGCATCTAGTGCTGTAACTACTGTAAAAATAAACAATGATGCTGTCACTCACGACAAACTTTCTGCTCGTTTTACTGCTGAAGTTGCAATATCTGATTTAACGGGTGCAGCTGCTTACGATTGCTCAGCTGGCTCTTCGTTTAAATTAAGCGGTGATTTAACCGGAGGCGCATACACTATAAATTTAAGTAATTATAAAAAAGGTCAAGTAATAACCATTTACCCGTTAAAAGCTGAAAGCGTTACCCTTGCTGCAGGAACTGGAACTGGTGTTTTTAATAAGCTTAGTGCTGTTGATTACGATAACACAGTTACTAGTATTTTACAAATTGAATGCGTTGATGACCAAGCAGCAAACCCAGTATTTTTCTATTCAGTTGCAACTTTTGCAGCGGATGCTACAATCTAAAAAATAAAATATGTTAAGTAAAAGATTTTTATCTATTGGAAGTGCGGGAGAAGTAACTTTTGCTTCAAATTATTTATTGGTTGCTGGCGGTGCTGGGGGTGGAGGTAGTGTTTATAACGGAAACGGAACTGGCGGAGGTGGAGCTGGGGGTGCTATAGATTCTACTTCAACGCTAGAAACTGGAGTAAATTATAACATTGTAATTGGAGGCGGTGGTGCTGGTGGTGTCGGAAATTACTCAACATCTTTCGGTGGAAATGGTTCTAATTCATCTTTTAATAATAATGTTTCATTAACTACAAGTACCGGAGGCGGTGGTGGAGCTGGTTGTTATGGTTGTTCAAATCCCGGGCCATCTGGAGTAGATGGAGGGTCTGGTGGAGGTGGCGCCCCTTATAGTGGTCAAGGTGGTAATGGTATCTCAGGGCAAGGTAAAAACGGGGGTATTGGAAGCACAACATCTTACCTTACTTTTAGAGGTGGAGGAGGAGGTGGAGCTGGTGTGTTTGGTCGTGCCGGAGATTCTAATGGGAATGGTGGAAATGGACTTTTAACCAGTATAACTGGTACACAAACATACTACGCAGGTGGTGGTGGTGGAGGAACTTATTACGGAACTTCCTATGGAGCTGGAGGTACAGGAGGTCTTGGTGGTGGAGGTCGAGGAGGCTCTCATCTTAGCAATTTACAAAACCCTGTTGCTGGAACTGATAGCTACGGTGGTGGAGGTGGCGGAGGAGCTTCAGAGCAATCGTCTACTTTGGGAGCTGGCGGTGGAAGTGGTGTCATAATATTAAGATACCCAGCGGACAGAACATTAGTAATTGTATCAGGAGCAGCTACTACTGGAACGCAACCAAATACTTTAGTAGCTGGAAACTCAAACTTTAGATATACAAGAATCACAAGTTCTGGAACTATAAAATTTACATAAAAAGATATGGCACATTACGCATTATTAGATTCAAATAATATAGTTACTAGGGTAATCGTAGGAAATGACGAAAGCGATACTTCAGAGAACTGGGAGTTGTTTTATGAAAATCTATTTAACCAAACCTGCAAAAGAACTTCTTACAATACAAGCGGAGGTGTTCATTTAGATGGTGGCACTCAATTTAGAAAAAACTATGCTGGTATTGGTTATATCTTTGACTCTACAAGAGATGCATTTATTCTTCCTAAACCTTTTTCTAGTTGGACTTTAGACGAAGATACTTGTTGGTGGGAAGCACCAGTTGCTCATCCTACTGAATTAGAAGACGCAGATGGAAATCCTATTTTATATAGTTGGAATGAAGAAGACCAACAATGGAATGCAATTGAATAATGATACAAGATTTGAAGATATATGGATTAAGTCTAGGCTCGCTGTTATTTAGTGGAGTAAGTGATGTAAACCCTTTTTTACAATTTATAGTTTTAATCCTTACAATAGTTTATACAGGAATTAACATTTATAAGATAAAAGGCAAATGAAAAAAAAAGATTTAATTCACTACTGCGGAGCTGCTGGTATTTTTATCGTAGTAATACTTCTTCTTATGTACCTAGCTAACAACTCAATACCTTTAGAAAACAAAGATATTTTTGTAAGTATCGTGGGAACTCTGACTGCTAGTTTAGCGGTTGTCATCTATTCCATTCTGGGCAAATCACCTGAAAATGAAGCACAATTACAAGCTAAAGTTGAATCTCAACAAAAGCAGATTGAAATGCTAGTAAAGCAAAAAGACGAACTAGAACAAATGCTTATTTCACTTCAAAATAGCTTGATTGATAACATGACTATTTTTGGTTCTTCTTTGTTTGATTCACTTAATATAAAAAACTTAAAACAAGAGAAATGAAAAAATACTTTTTAAACAAATGGAATTCATTTAGTGTACAAGGGCAAATGCTTATGGTAATTATAGGTCTTTCTGTTCTTCATATTATAATTTCATTAATAAAGTTTGTCTAGTCTTATACAATGAATTTAAAACACTTTAAAAATGAGGAATTTGACGACCGGGATTTGCCGGGTTCTTGGGTTAATATGGATAGGAACTTCATTAAGTTGTGCGACTTGGCACGCTCCAAATGTGACTTTCCCTGGAAAATTACTAGTGCCTATAGAACACAAGAAACACTCGATAGACTTATTAAAGAAGGCTATAAGGCAAGCCCAACTTCGGAACACCTTGACGGAATGGCAATTGATGTTGCCTGTTCCAACGCATCGCAGAGATTTGACATTATATCACGAGCAATGGAGGTTGGAATTTCAAGAATTGGAATTAGTACCGGCTTTGTCCATCTTGGATATGGAAATTCTAACGGTACAAAAAATGCAAATAGAATCTGGACATACTAAAACAATGACTGGGGGGTCAACGCTTATTAATCTAAATAAAGATAATGAGTAAAAAGAAATTCAAAGATACTAAGGTTGGTCAGTTCTTACTTAAAAAGATTCCAGACGTTGTTAGTTCACTTGCGGGTGATACTCCATTAGGTAGCGTTGTTAAAACTCTTATAGGTGGCTCTAATATGTCTGATGCAGATAAAGAAATTGCTTTAAAGAAACTAGACCAAGAAATAAATGAGTTTGAAGGTATTACAAAAAGATGGGTAGCAGACTCTAGAAGTGGTTCTTGGTTATCAAGCAACGTAAGACCCCTCACATTAGCCTTTTTAACTGTAGCCTTTGTAATTGGCTGGGCTTATCAATTAGAGGGCTTAGACACCGTTAAAAGCCTTTTACAAATAGTGTTTATGGGCTACTTCGGAAGTAGAGGATTTGAAAAAGTAATGGGTAATAATAAACATCAATAATATGTATCAGGAAAGACCACGTTTATCAGGTAATAAATTAGCTGCTTACAATCATATAAATAAAGAAGAACGAAGAATTTTAGTGATTGGAGATATACACGCTCCTTTTGAGTTAGACGGGTACTTTGAATTTTGTAAAGAAACCTATGCAAATTACAACTGTAACCAAGTTATTTTTATTGGAGATATAATTGATAATCATTATAGTTCATTTCATTCTACCGACCCTGACGGATTAGGAGGTGCTACAGAATTAGAATATGCTATTGAAGATATACAGAAATGGTCTAAAGAATTTCCTGTTGCTGATGTCCTTATAGGTAATCATGATAGAATTATTATGCGAAAAGCTTTTGATTCAGCTATACCTAAACAATGGATTAAGTCATATAATGATGTATTAGGTACTAACTGGAATTGGACAGAAAGAGTTGTTTATAATAACATTCAATTTTGTCATGGTGAAGGTGGAACAGCTAGAACTAAGGCTAAAAATGATATGCAATCTACAGTACAAGGTCATATTCATACGCAAGCTTATACCGAATGGATGGTTGGTAGAAACTTTCGTATATTTGGTATGCAGGTTGGTTGTGGTGTTGATGGAGATTCTTATGCAGCAGCCTATGCAAAGAACTTTAAGAAGCAAGCAATAGGATGTGGAGTTATTATTGGAGCAGATACTGCTATAAACTGTCTTATGAAATTATAAAAAAAAAGCTAACCGACATTGGAGTGTCAATTAGCCTTAGAATTGTAAATGAATTTGCGTCCGTTTACTTTGTAAATATACAAAAAAACCTTCCCCATTTAAAAAGGTCTAGTGTTTTTTTAAAACAATTCTATTATAAATTGCCTTATGAAGCTCTAACTTTTAGCTGAACCGTACCCAAAACCGTACCCAAAAAAAGAAACCCCTACTGATAGTAAGGGTTTTAAAGGTTTTAAGCGGTCTGGACGGGACTCGTACATATATAAAATACTATTTAAAATTATTAAAATTGTTAAGTAAACATAAGGTTTCTTTTACTTTTTTTTACTTTTTTTTAATTTTTTTACTTTTTTTTATTGTTTTTAATACATTTGTACCGTACCCAAAACCGTACCCAATGGGATTTTTTATAAAAAGAACAAACGAAATATATTTTCATTATTGGATTAATGGCAATAGAAGCACATACAGTACTAAAATAAAAGTTGATAGGTCTGAATGGGATTTAGCTATTCAAAGACCTAAAGCAAGACGTGGAGATATTGGTAAGGCAAATAAGAAAATAACCTTTGAACTTAATGAATACCAAAGGTTTTACGAAAAGCTAAAGTCAGATTATAAAGAAAGTCTTACAAAAGAAATAGTTAAAAATAAGCTTAACCAGCATTTCCAATTATCACAAATAGTTAAAACACTAACCTATTCTGATTACTTTGATATATTTATAGAGCAAAAAAAAGAAAGCCAATCAGTTAAAAAAGATTCCTTACAAAAATACATCAGAATTCATGATGCGGTTTTAAATTTAGAAAATAAAGAAAAAACTACTTACCATCTAAGGAGTTTTGATAAAGCTTTTTTTAGTAGGTTTATTAAACATTTAAGAGTAGATAAAGAAATTTCAGATAATACACTTAAAAGGAAAATAGGATATTTTAAATCGTTTTTTAACTGGTGCATAGAAAATGGATATCAAACAAATACAGCATTTAAGAAAGTATCTATTAAAGGAAGGGAAACTTTTCATGTAAGCTTAAAAGATAAAGAAGTAGACACCCTAGTAGAACTTGAACTTGATAAAGATTTAGATTATTATAGAGACCTTTTTTTAATTGGTGTTTACTCAGGGCAAAGATATTCTGATTACTCAAGGCTTAATAGAAAATTTATAGATGGTAATAACATTGTAATAAGAGCAAAGAAAACAGGACAATTTTCTTATATACCATTAAATAAAAAACTAAAAAGTTTACTTGATAAATATGATTGGAATTTTAATCTTATAGCAAGTCAAAAGTTTAATATTAAAATTCAAAAAATATGTAAGGTTGCTGGTTTTGATGAAGTTATTCAAGTAGATAAGTTCTACGGCAACAAAAAAGTATCAAAGGATTTACCTAGGTGGAAACTAATAGGAAGTCATACAGCTCGTAGAACCTTTATAACCCTATCAGCTCAAAGAAACGTACCAAGGTCTTTAGTAATGCAAGCTACAGGCATTAAAAGCTATAAAACGCTTGAAAATTACACTAGATTAGATGTAGATAAGTTAAACCTAGAAATGTTTAAAGCTTGGGATTAGCCTTTAATTCATTAATTGCTTTTGTTGTGTTTTTTTCTAATTCAACTATAATTTTTTCTGCTACTTTATTAGTATCTATACTTATTCTTTCAGTTCTTTGAATGTCTAGTTTTAATATAAAATCTATGTGTTCCATTCTAGCATCATTGAATTCTTTAGTTCTTACTTTATGAAAATGTTCAACTTGAATATTAAGATTTTTAAGAAGTTCTTCTGATGCTACTTCTAGAGTTTTTATAAGAATACGGTCTGTATTGCTACCAGCTTCTTTTAACGATTTAGCAGTTTCTTTAGGCAAAGTTTCAGTAATTTTTAATAGCGATGAAATACCATTATTAACCTTTGTCTCCCATTCATCTAATTTTTTATTTAGTTGGTTGCTCATTTGCAACATTGAATTTTGTATTAACTGATTAGACTGTGCTTGAAGAACTAAAGCCTTGTCTATTCTAGTAGTAAGCTCATTTAATTGAAAATCATGATTTATCTGACTATTACTAATAGACTCAAAAGAAGCTGTCTTAGACTTAGCAATAGATAAAGCTGAAGCTGGCTGGTTTTGAATTCCTTTTACAATCATTTCTCCATACCCTAATACTACCCAATCATGATTTAATTGAGGGAATCTTCTAATTATTTTATCTAAAACTTTTTGACTAGGAGAAACTCCATCTTTTACTATTCTTCCCATTGTATTAGGAGAAGGCATGTCACATTGTTTGCCGAACTCGTTGATTGTCATGCCTGTTAAGTCTACAAATTCTAAAAGTCTTTTTGACTGAGGCGAAAAATTCACATTATTCATTTTTAAGTTTTTTATTAAATTTTTACAATTTTTACTATTTTTTTACTTTTTTATTTGTTTTTGTAAACTTATTGTATATATTTGTTGAAGAAATTATAAACTATTTAACTTGCAAAATGCATAAATGTTTACAAAATCATTACTATAAAAATATAATAAAATGACAGAAAAACAACACAAAGAAGCTATTAATTGTTTAGCGGTTATTAACAATTTAAAGATTAAATCTACAGTATTAAATAAGACTAAAAACCTTATTAAAATTGAGTACAAACATCAAGTAGTAGACTTGGGTAAATATTCTTTAATACTAAGTGGAACTCTTGAGCAGTTTCATTCAAAATCATATTCTAAGGATAAAATGTTTTTAGTGATTTCATTGCTTGACAACAATAATCAAGACATGGCTTTTACACCTAAACAAATGGACTCATTTAAAAATGTAATAAAAGAAAAAATATTTGCATAATGAAAAATGAAATAATAGAAATACAAAATACAGTAGAGGCTTTTGATAAAAGAATGATTTCAATGCAGCAACAAATTCAGGATACTATAGATATTATAAAATCTGCTAATACAAGAATTGAAAGCGATAATAGTTTACATACTATTAGTGAAGTATCAACAATTACAGGACTTTCTTCATACTTTATAAAAAAAGATATTAAGCAAAATAGGCTTAAATCTACTCAAAGAGGAAGTAGAGATTTTGTAAGAGAAGATGACTTAAACGAATACATAAAAAGTTAATCATGGAAGCAATTGAAATAATTAAAAGAGAAGTAAAAAGACTTAAGAGTGAAAATCAATACTTACAAGAACAGCTCAAATCATACGAGAACTTGGTTACATCATATAAGGAATTTATAAATAAATAAACATGGAAACTAGCAGATTAAAAGAACTAAGCACCACATACGATTTAAAGGGAACGGACTTTCATATTCAGAACTATGGAGGTAAACAAATACCCTTCATGAAAAAAAGCGGAATAGATAAAATTCAAGCTATCGAAAACATTGATATAAATTTTGAACCAATAGAATCTTTATGCATACCAAATGAAAACGTAGCCTTAAAGATAACAGCTAAATGGAATGAAAAGGTTTTTCACACAATAGGAGAAGCTAATACAAAAAACAGCAAAGTACCATACTTAGGATGTATGGCAGAAAATAGAGGTCGAGGGCGTGCAATTCTTACTCTATGCGGATTTGCTGAAGAAGGTGTCTATTCTGCTGACACCAAATGGGAAGCAGACGAATTAAATAATAGCAAATAATTATGGGAAAAGTAAAAGATTTACTTGGGTCTGAAATAATCCAAGCGACAAATGAAGCCATTAAAATTATTGAAATGGATGTACAAGAAAAAAGACGTGAAGAAAAAAACTATGAACTCGAAAAAAGAGTTCGCCAGATGTTAGTCTTTAAAGATAAGATACAAGATGACGTAGCAGAAGGCTGGGTAAGTGCACTAGATGTTACTTTAGTTATAAATAAAATTACAAAAGTATTAGACAGCCTTACAAGCTCAATAAAAGAGCAAGCTTTTGAAGAAGCACAAAAATTTGGAACATCATTCAATTACAAAGGATTTAAGGTAAGCAGCTCAGAGGGAAGAAGGTCATTTGATTATAGCGGATGTGAAGGAATTGTAGACCTAGATAAACAAGTTAAGGAAGGTAAAGAGTTTTTAAAGAAATGTAAGATAGCAGCAGATGCTGGTGGATATTCGGAAGTAGAAATACTAAAAGATGGAACTACTAGAGAAGTGTTTCCTGATGAAAATGGCGAACTAATAGCCTTACCTACTATCAAGTATGGCAAGTCATTTATAACAATAAAATAGTTAGTAATTAACTGGGGTCGTGGTCAAGTGGTATTGAATAAATGACCCCATTAAATTTAAAAAAATGGCACAAGCAGCACTAACAGAAACAAAAAAAGTTTTAATGAAAAAAACTTTAGGAGTAGTTAAAGATACTATTACAAAATATTTTGATTTAGATAACCTTTTTAAAAAAACTAGAAAAAGAAAATATATAGATGCTAGATTAATGTTTGTAAAATACTCTTATGAAAAAATTATAAATAAGTCTACCGGTAAAAATTTATTTAAAAAATCTGAAATAGCCGCTTACATGAATTTAGACCATGCTACTATATTACATTCATTAAAAAAATTTGATAATTTATGTTTTTCAGATTTAGATTATAGAAACGAATGGGAAAGTCTTTTAAAAAAAATAGACAAAAAAATTCTTTTAGCACATAAAGAGCTAGAGTTACAAGACATACTTATTAATTATATCGAAATAAGTAATTCAGCAACTAAGACTAATCTACTTCAATATATCGTAAAAAGTCAACCTAGTTTAAAAGATATTTTTGAATATAGTTATGGCTTAGATTTAATAATTAAAGAAGAAAATGTTAGTTCAACTATAAACTAAAAACAATGAGCAAAGACCCAGCATTTCTTTTTTATAGTTCTGATTTTTTAACTGGTACTATGTTTTTGAGTGATGAACAAGTAGGTAAGTTTATTAGACTCTTATGCGTTCAGCATCAGAAGGGTAGACTATCAGAAAAGCATATGCTAAGCATATGTAAAGCATATGATTCTGACATCTACGAAATGTTTTTAAAAGATGAAGAAGGATTGTTTTATAACGAACGACTAGAAGCAGAAGCAACCAAGCGTTCAACGTACGCTGAGAGCAGAAGAAACAACGCTAAAGGTATTAAATCAAACAATAAACAACCTAAAACATATGCAAAGCATATGCATAAGCATATGGAAGATGAAAATGAAAATGAAGATAGAGATATAAATACAGTTATAAATACAGTTGAAATATATCCAACGTTCGAAGATTTCTGGAATCTGTTCGATAAGAAAATTGGAAACAAATCAGCAATGGAGAAAAAGTTTGACAACATGCCACAAAAGGTAAAGGAAAGGATAATTGAATATCTGCCTGACTATATCGAATCAACTCCAGATAAAGCATACAGAAAAAATCCACAAACCTTTCTCAATAATAAATCTTGGGAAGACGAAATAATTATAAAAAAGAATGAAAACAGAAACAATAACAGTACAGACTACTCAAGACTTAAATCACTTGTCGAATCTGCAAATTTCTAATCCTAAAGGAGCAATTTTAAATTCAGGACTTAGAACCGTTGAAGATGTTCTTAAAATCAAAGGCTTGCCTTCAATAGCTAAGATGGCTTTATTAAACAATAAGATGAAACTTGTAATTATAAACTGGCTTATGGAGGTTAACGAATTTATGAATCTAAAAAAGGGAATGACTGAGGGTCAAATAGTATTAGCAGCCACAACAATATTAGAAGACTATAATTCTTTAAATACAGCAGATTTAGCTTTGTTCTTTAAAAATTTAATAAATGGCAAATATGGAAATATGTTTGAATCTTTTAATAATCAAAAGCTTTGTGATGCACTTGATTTATACGTTGAAAGCAGACTTGAATATTCAGTAAGCAAATCACAATCCAAACACAATAGGTTTACAAGCCAAGAGATACAAGGTACATTTTTAGAAGAAAAAAAAAGAGAAAAAAAACGAAGCAATTAATGGCAAAGTTAAAAGAACTAAAACGAGGGCAAAAAATGCCTGCAGACTTTTGGAACTATCAAGTAAATCCGATAGTTGGCTGGAAGTTTACAATAAGCACAAAGCATAATAAACATAAAAAATGAGTTTTTACATACAAGATAGAGAATTAGAACCTCCTGAAATATTAGAGAATGAATGTATTTATTGTGGAGACAAAAGCAAAGATAACTTCTGTTCCAAACAATGTAGAATTGCACACGAAAACGATTAAACTAAATATATAAAAATAGAAACTATGAACAACAAACCAAACACTTTTAACGACTGGACTGTAAGTACTGTCGGACAAACACAAACAATCGGAGCTAAAGGATTCCAAAAGCGTGAGCTAGTAATCACAGACAATGCAGAGAAGTACACACAGTTTAGATTAATAGAAGCTATGCAAGACAAATGTATTGACTTAGATGGAATAGCTAAAGGAGACAAAGTAAATGTAGACGTATGGCCTGGAGGAAGACAATGGACAAACCCAGAAGGAGTGGTTAAAACATTTAACTCCTACAGACTTGCGAAGATTGAGAAGATAGCTCATGACTGGGATGTAACAACAGCAGGAGCAGCTATAGATGCAGCGATGCCTAGCGATGATGATTTACCATTTTAATTATGCAGACAAAAGAAGAAAGAACAGCTTATCAAAAAAAATGGCATGCTGAAAACAAAGAGAGACATGTAGCTTATCAAAAAAAATGGAACGCTGAAAACAAAGAGAGACGAGCAGCTTATGATAAAAAATATCGAGCTGAAAACCCAGAGAAAAAAGTAGCCTCTAATAAAAAATGGCATGCTGAAAACAAAGAGAGACATGTAGCTATTAATAAAAAATGGCGAGCTAAAAACTCAGAGAAAATAGCAGCTTGTAGTAGAAAAGCAACCAAAAAAAGCAGAGAAAATTTATCTGATTCTTATGTAAGCAAACGTTTTGCTCAACTAAAAAACTCTCCCTATACTGCAAAAGAGCTAAGGCAATTTCCTGATATTATTGAAACGCTTAGGCTGATTATGAAAATCAAAAGATTATGTATAATTAAAAATAAAGAAAATGAAAACAGTTAAACCAACTATAATAAAAAAAGTTGAAAATCTTGAAGACGTACACTACAAATTATTAGATGTGTTTCAACAAGTATACGATGGTAAAATGGATTGTAGAAAAGGTATAGTTCTAGCCAAAGTAACGGAGCAATCAATCAGAGCTTTGTTAGTTCACAAGATGTATGAACAAACAGAAATCAATGCAACGGCTTCAAATGAATTTAACCTAAAAGTAACAGCAGTATGAAATACACCTACGAAGACATAAGCAAGATAGTTGCGTTTAAGACTTGGACTGTCAAGAAAAAGGTAGATACTCTTTTAGAAATTGATGCTGTACTTTACTGCAACTTAGGAATTGATTCTAAAGACTCAGAAAAAAAAAGGGTTAAAGCTATAAGCAGAAAGATATATAGAGCCATTAGCCTAGTAAGCCCAACTGAAGGATATCTTCTAGAAGCTCACATGAACGAGAAAGATTTAACACAAGCAATTTAGATTGACAGCTCGGAAAGACGAGCATTTTTTCATTTGGTTTTGATTCGGAAAGCCCTTTACTTAATTGTGAGGGGTTTTTTGTTTGTAATTAAGCTTTTACGTTAATAACTTAGAGTAGTTTATATGTTTACTTGTTTTTAATTTAGCTGTACCACTTGACCGATAATAAAAAATCGGGATGGACTATACAAAATATCCAAGCAAAACACTTAGCCAATTAAAGGCTTCAGCTGTTCGACACTTTCATAAGTTTATAAGAGAACGAGACAAAGACTTGCCTTGCATTTCTTGCGGCAAATTCACCATCCTACAAGCAGGACATTTTCATTCTGCGGGCAATTATCCTATTACAAGATTTAACGAAGACAATGTCAACGGTCAATGCAAGAAGTGTAATTACTTCTTATCTGGAAATCTAATTCCATATCAACAAGAACTTATAAATCGTATTGGTTTAGACCGAGTTAAAGCACTACAGCAAAAAATATCATTAAGCAAACAAACAGGTTATAAATGGAATAGGTTTTATCTCATTGAAATAATAGAAACCTACAAGCAAAAGAACAAGCAGTTTAAATGAAAAGACTAGAAAAAATATATAAGCTAAGAAAGCATCCTGAAAATCCTAGAGTAATCAAAGATGTAAAGTTTCAGCTATTAGTAGACTCAATAAAAGATTTCCCTGAGATGCTTGAGAAACGTCCGCTAGTAGTTAATGAAGACCTGCAAGTATTAGGGGGCAACATGAGACTAAGAGCAGCTCAAGAAGCAGGGCTTAAAGAAATATGGATAGATGTAGCAGAAGGATGGTCTATTGAAAAGCAAAACGAATTTATCATAAAAGATAATTCAGGCTTTGGAGAATGGGACTGGGACAAATTAGCTAACTCATGGGATGTAGAAGATTTGAATGATTGGGGTTTAGACTTACCGCCAATGTTTGACGAACCCGAACCCGAAGCAACCGAAGACGATTATACAGAGCCTGACAATATGCAAGTCGATGTTGTCTTAGGGGATTTAATAGAGATAGGAGAACACCGATTACTTTGTGGAGACAGTACAGACAGCGACCAAGTGGCAAAGCTAATGAATGGAGAAAAGGCGGAAATAGCTTTTACAAGTCCGCCATATAACGCAGGAAAAACTCCATCAGAAATAAAAAATGGAAAAACATCTAAATATGAAAACGATTCTGACAATAAATCAGACTTGGAATATTTAAAGCTGCTTTGCGATTCTACAAATAATAGTTTACTATTTAGTCAATATAGTTTTGTAAATATACAAAGCCTATCTGGTAATAAAATACCATTAATTAATTTTCTTTATAACATAAAAAACCTTTATGCTGACACTATTATTTGGCAAAAACAAACTTCACAACCTGCAATGGCTAAAAATGTATTAAACTCTCAATTTGAATATGTACATATTTTCAGTAAAAAAGCTAATAGAG